ACTCTCTGCACATAGTCGCATTTCAGAAGGGTTAGGAGGTAACCTAGAGTTATGCCAAATGTAACCAAGCCAAACGAACTGAAGCGTGCGTTAGGCAATCCAGGCAGGCGACCTATCCCGCAACCGAAAGAGTATGTCGAAGGCGGTTACATAGAGCCAATGCGTGACCTACAAGAAGCGGGCAACCAGCTTTGGGAAGCTGCAATGAAAACAGGGGAGCAATGGATTGCACGCAACTCAGACACGCAACTGCTCTTGCTAACCTGCGAACAGATGGACAGGCGTGCGGTGCTGACGCAACTCTGGCGTAGCAACCCAGCCGACAAGAACCTACTTATGCGACTAGCCGAAATTGAAAAGCAGATTACTGCGAACCTCAGCTTGCTCGGGTTCACGCCGACTGATCGCTCACGACTTGGGCTTGCCGAAATCAAGGCGAAGTCTAAGTTGCAGGAGTTGATGGAAAAGAATGGCTAAGTCTTGGCCTCCTACTTGGCTAACCCCTATCGACGATGAAGCACTTGCTAACGGCAAGGGCGACCTCGCTATCGAGTTCGTCGAGGCGTTCGGAATCATCACTAAGGACTCAATTGCAGGATCGGCTGGCACGAAGCTCATTCTTCGTGACTGGCAGAAGGAACTAATCCGCCATCTTTACGCAGGTGACGAGCGAGGCTACCTTGCACAAGTAAACCTCGTCGGACTACCGAGGAAACAAGGCAAGTCAGCCCTGATGTCAACCCTGTCCGTATTTGACCTCTTGTTCGGTCCTCGAGGAGGGGAGGTCTACGCCGTGGCTGCGGAGAAGGAGCAGGCTCGCATTGTGTTCAGCTCGGCTAAGAAAACCATTGAGGCTCATCAGGAATTGAGCGAGATGGTGAAGCTTTACCGTGACGCAATCGAAGTCCCATCGACAGGTTCTGTCTATCGAGTTCTCTCTGCGGAGTCCTACTCAAAAGAAGGTTTGAACTCTAGCTCGGTGTTCATAGACGAGCTACACGCTCACCCTGATCGAACTCTTTACGATGTCATGGCTCTCTCTATGGGTGCTCGTGGTCGCAAAGGTCACCTAATCGCAATCACTACCGCAGGACGCAAGTCAGACTCAACAGGCAACGACTCAATCGCCTACACGCTTTACCAGACAGGCCAGAGGATTGCGAACAAGGAAATTGACCCCTCGATGTTTATGGCTTGGTGGGAAGCACCGAAAGACGCAGACCACAAAGACCCTAAGACTTGGGAGCTGTCCTCACCAGGTTACGGCGACATTTGTTCTGCTGACGACTACGCAACCGCCGTGCAACTAACACCAGAAGCCGAGTTCAAAACTAAGCGACTAAACATTTGGACTAACACCAAAGCAGCGTGGCTACCCGCAGGAGCTTGGCAGGCCATCGAGGGCGACTTTGAGATTCTCCCAGACGACGAGTATGTCTTGGGCTTTGACGGATCGTGGAAGAACGACTCAACCGCTGTCGTCGCTGTAATTATGCCTAGACACGAGGACGATGTATTCCGTGCCTATCGGGTTGCCTCTTGGGAGAAGGATTTTGCCATTGACGACGACTCGTGGATAGTCGACAAGAAGGAAGTGGCGAAAGCCGTCATGGACTTCTATGACAAGAACCCTAACTGCCGAGAGATGGCTTGTGACCCTTCCTATTGGGAGGACGAGATGTTCCAATGGGCAGACTACGGAATCCCCGTCGTGGAATACCGCAACACCCTCCAAAGAACCGTGCCTGCAACGGCAAAACTCTTTGAGGCGATTATGAACAAAAAACTGCAAGTCAAGCCCGATGCTTCTCTTGCAAGACACATAGACAACTGCATCCTCAAGATTGACGGTCAAAGAGGTGGCAGAATCACGAAGGACTACCGCAATCCGAAGCTAAAGATTGACTTGGCAATCGCATTACTTATGGCGTATGACCGAGCAAGCGTTAGAATGGAAGAAGCGTTAGTGCCTCAAATTTTTGTATAGGCGGTAGATTTTGGCAAGCTTTTGGGACCGAGTGTTCAACCGAAGGGCACTCTCTTTTCAATCCATCTGGGGTGCAGGTGACGATCTAGTCACAATCGGCACTCAGTCGGCGACAATAGTTGACTCCAAGACAGCACTACAAATCAACTCTGTCTACTCAGCCGTCTCTCTAATCAGCGACACAATTAGCAGCTTGCCAGTCGACGCATTTGTCCGTCGTGACGGTGCTCGCTATCCGTTCCGACCCGCACCTGACTGGGTTTACAAGCCAGATGTCGACACGACCAAAGAAGCATTTTGGGGAGCCGTAATTGTCTCTATGCTGATCGACGGCAATGCTTATGTCCGTGTTTTCTCAAACCCGCAAGGTGAGATTGTCAACATGATGGTCTTGAACCCGATTGAGGTTGAGCCAATCCGTAATGGCCTCGGGCAACTTATGTTCCGCCACGAGGGTATGGACAGGATGCTCACAAGCGAGGAAGTTGTCTTTATTCCAGATGTTGTCCGACCAGGCCACATCAAAGGCGTTAGCCGAGTTGAGGCTCTCAAGAACAACTTTGGTCTAGCAATCGCACTAGAGAACTACGCCTCACGATTCTTTGGCTCTGGAACCCACACCTCGGGTGTTATCGAGTTCCCAGGTAACTTGACCGCAGAGCAGGCCAAGTCCTTGCAGGACGCATTTGATTCTCGTCACCGAGGATGGCAAAGGGCTCACAAGACTGCCGTGCTTTCGGGTGGTGCAAAGTATGTCCCAACTACTTCAGAGAACGACAAGGCTCAGTTCATTGAGGCACGCAAGTTTGCGGTAGAAGAAATCGCTCGTGCGTTTCGAGTGCCGTCAAGCATGATGAACATTGAGGGCAGCTTCACTTACAGCTCGGTTGAGCAACAGAACCTAGCGTTCGTCACCCACTGCCTCCGTCCAATTATCCAGAAGCTTGAGTCAGCGTTCTCACCGCTAATGTCTCGCACGCAGGGCGGGCAAAATGCCTTTATCAAGTTCAACCTCGACGGGTTGCTACGAGCTGACATCGAAAACCGAATGAACGCATACTCAACTGGACTTCAGAGCGGATTCCTGACCGTAAACGATGTCCGTCGCCTTGAGGACTTGCGACCAATCGACGATCCTTCAGCAGACCAGCCAAGAGTCCCACTTGCAAACCTAAACATCGACGCTGCCGAGTTGGTAGCCACCGACAAGCGGGTTGCAATGGCCTCCAAGCTCGTTCTAGCAGGCTATGACCCAGCCGAGGTTCTAGTCGCTATGGGCTTGCCTGAAATGGCTCACACGGGCGTTCCAAGCGTTCAACTACAAGGACTCCAAAATCTCAACCCCGAGGACCCTACGAGCGAATACGAGGTCTAAATGCCAATCACGCAAGCACACTACACACTTGGGACGGCAATACCGACGAAAATTGTCCCTGCTCAGTCAATCCCGCAGAAGGTATTTGTTCACAACGCTGAGCACGCACAATCTGACGAGGTATTCATTGGCAACGCTGCCGTATCGACAGCTACTGGTCTGCACATCCACTCAGACGAAACTCTACAAATTGAGCTTGACCCAGGGTCAGACTTATGGGCTATTTCAGATACCGTCGGCTCAATCGTTCATACATTGGTGATGAAGCAAGACTGATGCCGTATTTTGTAACTGCACGAGGCGAGCACCCAGATTGCTCGGGTTACGCCGTAGTGAAAGATGATTTTGAGTTGCTGGGATGCCACAGCTCAAGACAAGACGCAATCGACCAGATGGTTGCAGTCTCAATAGCAGAAGGGATAGAGCCAGGTGGCACTTATACCGCAAGCGGACGGAGTTCCGCACAACCCGAATCCTCCGAAGCAAGAGGAGAAGAAAACGAAGCCTGCACCGAGTGTGACGGAAACTGTGAAGTCTGCTCCAAAGAAATCAGGGCAGAAGCAGGCGAACTCGAAATAGGTGATTTTGTCCGCTGGAACTCTAGCGGTGGAATTGCAAGAGGTCGCATAGAACACATTATGACCGAGGGCGTTTTGGGAATCCCAGACTCGGACTTCTCACTAAACGCAACACCCGACAACCCAGCAGCACTTATCCGCATTTGGCGTGAAGGTGCAGACGGCTGGGAAGAAACAGAAGTTCTAGTCGGTCACAGGTTTGAGACACTAACAAAGATTGACAGCCTACGCAGTCTCGAGCAAGAAGCAAGACAAGTAAACCTAACCCCGCCAGCCTACATGAGAGCAGCAGCTCGAAGGGGCCTCCAATACTACGAAGAAGGTAAGGGCGGAGATGGACTGGTTGAGAGAACGATTCGTGAAGCTCGTGCGATGGCGAGGGGTTCTGTCACTGCTGACAAATGGGTTAGGATTCGGGCTTGGATTGCTCGTCATTTGGTTGATCTTGACAGTCCCTCCGCAAATCCTAATACAGATGATTATCCTAGTGCTGGTGTCGTAGCACACCTGCTCTGGGGCTCAGGGCCGTCAAAGGCTGCTGCACGCCGAGCATTGGCGTATGCAGAAGGCGTTGTAGGTAGAATAGAAGCAGAGAATGAAGGACGAGCGAAAGGCGAAGCATTGTCCAAGATAGAGACTCGAGTCATTACAACTGACTTTGAGGTTCGTGAGGAAGCCGATGGTATGCACCTTACAGGCTACGCAGCAAGATTCAACGAAGCCTCAGAGCCACTACCGTTCATCGAGCGTATTCAGCCAGGTGCTTTCAAGCGTTCGCTTAGATCACGCAATGACATCAAACTGCTGTGGAACCACGACTCCTCAATGGTGCTTGGTTCGACTCGTGCAGGAACCTTGTCGCTGACCGAGGACGATCAGGGCCTAAGAGTATCGGCAGTCTTGCCAGACACTCAGGCAGGTCGTGACGCAAAGGTTCTTATTCAGCGTGGCGATGTAACAGGCTTTTCATTTGGATTCACAGTCCCGAAGGGTGGAGACTCTTGGAGCGAGGATGGCAGCGAGAGAACGCTCAAGTCAATCAGGCTTATGGAGGTTTCAACAGGTGTGGCTTTCCCCGCTTACCCGACCACCAATGGAACCGCTCAGGTTAGAGGACTAGACAAGATTGCACAAAGGGCAGAGGTCGACGCAGACGCACTATCCGACGCAATGATGAAACTTGAGGAAGGTGAAGAAATCACCGCCGAGGAAAAGGAAATCCTCAGCCGTGTGATCTCTGAACTAGCTCCGCAAGACGCTCCCGCAGAGGAGCCACAGGGCGACCTAGCAATGCTCGCACTCAAGAAGAAGAAGCTAGAGCTTCTTATGAAAGGGCTATAAATGGCTAACAAAGACGAAATCAAAAAGGTCATTCTGGATGTTGCAGGCAACCCTGAGACGGGTGTTGTTCGTGACTATGCAGACAAGTGGGCAGAAGCTATTGCCTCACTAATGACAGGAACCCCTTACAAGGCTAACGCTAAGGATGGCGACGGCGACGGTAAGGTGCAAGACGGCACTCCACACGAGAGGCCAGTAAAAGAGACCCGTGTAACCAAGCCGACTGAGACTAGATAGTCGCCAAGCATCAGGCTCTCTCCCCCTCGGTTCTATCTTTCTGCCGAGGGGGTTCTCTTTTGTCTAGGGACTCTTGACAAGTTTTGTCTAGTCCCCCTTGTTATAGAATGTAAGTATCGGAAGTGAGTTAGCTCTGCCGTGTTCAGTTGAGCGTCAACGCCACTGGTATCCCAAGTAAGAAACTATTGAGGAGACTAAATGTCTGAGTTCATCAAGACTCAGCAGGAAGTCCGTGCAAACCTGACCGAGCAGATTCGTGAAACAATCGACTTTGCAGAGGCCGAGGGGCGTGGACTAGACGCTGCTGAGCTAGAGAAGATTGATCGCATTGAGGACGACATCCGTCGTGCTGATGAGGCAATCGCCGTTGCAACTCGCAACGAGGAGCGTAAGGTAGAGGCTTCGGCTGCTGCCAAGGGCTTCATTCCAACCGTATCCGAGGAGCGTTCAGCTTCTGACATCCTGCGTGGCATCGCACTAGGCGAGACTCGCTCACACTCATTCGAGCGTCGTGCAGCTCTCGTGCCATCGACCAACACCGTGCCAAAGTCGTTCTACGACGAGGTATTCGATGTTGCTCGTCTAAATGGCCCAATGCTGGATGTATCCGATGTAATCAACACCACTTCTGGTGAGGACCTAACCATCCCAACCCTGACTGCATACAGCACCGCAGCTATCACTTCTGCTGGTTCTGCTATCGCAGCAAGCGAGCCCACCTACAACAGCATCACTCTTGGTGCAAAGCGTCTGGGCTTCTTGATTCAGGCAGCCAACGAGCTAGTAACTGACGCAGGTTTCGATCTATCGTCACACCTCGCTCAGCAGGCAGGTCAGGCAATCGGTTACGCAGCTAACAACTTCATCACTCTTGGAACTGGAACGACTGAGCCTACTGGCTTCACCACCGTTGCAGGTTCGGGTGTGACTGGTGGAACTGGCGTATCTGGTGTTCCAACCGCAGACAACCTGATCGACCTCGCTTACAGCGTTGACGGTGCAGTTCGTCGTCTGCCAGGAACTGGTTACATGGCTAACGGTGCAACCATTGGTGCAATCCGTAAGCTCAAGGACACCGCTGGCAACTACCTATACCAGGTAGGCGTTGGACAGCCAGACACATTCGCTGGCTTCAATGTTCTGGAAAACCCACATGTCGCTGACACTGGAACCGATGCACTATCCGTATTCTTCGGACACTTCCCATCGGTCAAGGTTCGCATCGCAGGTGGAATCGATGTAGCTTCTTCACAGGACTACGCCTTCAACCAGAACCTAACCACTTGGAGATTCGTAATGAGGCTCGACTCGAACCTTACCCACGCATCTCACATCAAGTATTTCAAGGGTGGAGCTAGCTAGTAGCTAACCCCTTGAAGTAGAGAAACCCCTCGGGCTTGTAGGTTGGCTCGGGGGGTTTCTTTATGCTACGATTTCCTGAGAAGCACGAGAGCCCATCGTTTGACTCTGCTTCTGAAGAAGAACAGGTTGGCCTTGCTCTGAGTGCTCTGAGTTTGGTTCCTTCTGGTTCATTTCTTTCCTTCGTTAGAGGAGCCCCTGCTAGAAATGGCAGGGGTTTCTTGTTAGGCTGAAGCTATGACCTACAAAATCAACGGAGCTGTATCCTTAGCAAGCAATACACCAGGAGTCCCGACAGGCTATGGCGTTCAAGGGCTAATGCTTGTTGAGCGTATGAAGCGTCACGGTATAGATGTCGCAAGTCTTTCCAACTATGGCCTTGAGGGTCGTATGGACACGCTCAAAACAAAGCACGGCACGATCCCTCATTATCCAAGAGGACTGACCCTCTATTCAAGTGATGTCATAAAGCTTTATCACGAGGACTTCGTCGCAGGCAGAGAGCTGCCTAATGCAGTTTTGACCCTCTACGACACTTGGGTTTACCTTGAGCAAAAAGACCTCGACGAGCTAAACATCTGGTCTTGGGTTCCAATTGACCACCTAACCGTTCCTGCAAAGGTTGAGCTATGGTGCAAGAAGGAAAATGTAACCCCTATTGCTATGAGCGAGTTTGGGTTCAAGCAATTGCAAGGGCAGGGCATAGACGCTCACTACATTCCTCACGCCGTCGACACATCCGTCTACAAACCCACACACGAGATCGATGGCCAGCCAATCAGGGATTACTACGGATTGAAAGAGGACGACTTCCTAGTAGGTATGGTTTCGGCTAACAAGGCCAATGGGCAGATTCACCGCAAGGCTTTTGCTGAGAACATTCTTGCCTTCTCGCTGTTCAAGAAGAATCACCCGAACGCTTACCTATACATTCATAGCGACCCCTCAAAGGTCTACGGTGGGTTTGGGCTTATCAACCTGATGCACGCTGTTGGGCTAGACAAAGACGATGTTCTTTTCCCTGATCCTCACAAGTATCGAATGGGTTACTCCGACGAGGAGATGGCTGCTCTTTATACAGGTATGGACATTCTCTTGCACCCCTCATACGGCGAGGGCTTCGGCGTTCCCTCAATAGAATCTCAGGCTTGTGGCACTCCCGTCATTGCCTCTAGCTGGACAGCATCGCTCGAGCTTGCAGGGCCAGATTCTTATTTAGTCGAGGGGCAACCCTTCTGGGACGAGGCTCAGTTGTCTTGGTTCCAAATTCCCAATGTCAACTCAATCACAGGTGCTCTTGAGAAGGCATACGAGCGAGGCAGGCAGGAGTTTCCTGAGACTGTGAACTTCGCTAAGGCTTACGATGTTGAGGCTGTCTGGGACGCATACTGGCTTCCGTTCCTGAAAGAGAAGCTCAAGTGATTCCCGTCCTCGGGTTTGCAACCTTGTCGAAGTTCGACATGGCTCAAAGACTCTTGGACTCAATCGACTACTCAGTTGAGCATCTGGTGATCGTGGACAACTCGGGCAAGCGAAAGTTCAAGCCAAAGGTCAACGAGTTTGTCAAGAACACTTGGCTACTACAAATGCCACACGGACTCGGTGCGAACGGTGCTTGGAATCTAATTATCAAATCCACTCCTCACGCTTCCTATTGGGTTTTGCCAAATGACGACTCTTGGTTTGCACCAGGGGCGTTACAGGCGATTGCGGAGGAGGTCGATACCGAGGCGTTCAACTTCGTCGACATACACCCTCGCTGGTCTTGCGTAATTCCAACAGAGGGCAGCGTCAAAAAGGCGGGACTCTGGGACGAGGCGTTTCACCCCATCTACTTTGACGACGACGATTATGAGTGGCGTATGAGAGAACTTGGGGTTCGCTTTCACGACATCCCTGCAAAGGTTCATCACGACAACTCCTCAACGCTCAAGTCGGGCTATCAAGACAAGAACACCTTTACCTTTAGACGCAATCAAAGCCTGCTAGTCAACAAGCGTGCAGGCAGGAACCTCGGCCTTATTGGTTGGTCACTTGAGATTAGGAGGGTCAACTCATGGGACTGACTGTTTATACAGGCGGGACATTTGACCTTTTCCACCGAGGTCACGCTAACTTCTTGCGACGCTGCAAGGAAATAGGAGAAGTCACTGTTGCCCTCAACACCGATGAGTTTATTTGGGAATACAAAAACAAGATGCCCGTTATGTCTTACACCGAGCGTGAGGAAGTCCTAATGGCTTGTCGCTGGGTAGACAGGGTTATCCCTAACTTCGGCGGTGCAAACTCAAAGCCCGCTATCGAGCTAGTGCAACCCGACATAATCATTATTGGCTCGGACTGGGCACGCAGAGATTACTACGCCCAAATGCAGTTCGATCAAGACTGGCTTGACGAAAGAGACATTGCACTCTGCTACATTCCCTACACCGACGGGGTTAGCTCAACAAAGATAAAGGGTCGCCTAGCGGTAGACTAGAAGGCGGAGGTTTATTGTGGCAATTACTAATGGCTACTGCACGCTAGACGAGCTAAAGGCTTCTCTCAGAATCCCAGTTAGCGACACCCTTGACGACTCGCTTCTTGAGCTCGCAGTAGAGTCCGCATCTCGTGACATCGACCAGGCAACCGAGCGTGTTTTCTACTCAAGCGTTGCTACCAGAATCTTTACCCCTCGTGACTCGTATAGCTGTGAAATTGACGACCTAGTATCTGTCACAACCATCAAGTCAAGCTCGGGAGCCGACGGCGTATTCGACATCACTTGGCAGTCAACCGATTATCAGCTAATGCCACTCAACGGCATTGCAGGTGGAATGGCTGTTCCTTACGACCTTATCTATGCAGTCGGAGATTACACATGGCCTATCGACGGCATGGAGGCAACCGTGCAGGTAAACGGCACTTGGGGTTTCTCAGCGGTTCCTACCGCAATCAAGCAGGCAACCGTTCTCCTTGCTGCAAGGATTTTCAAGCGTAACGATTCACCAGGTGGCGTTATGGGCTTCGGCGACCTCGGTGTAATCCGTGTGGGCAGAATGGACCCAGACATCGACAGACTTATCCAGCCATACAAGAAGGTTCGCTTCGCATGACCATAGCTGCTATCCGTTCGGGTATCGCTACTAACCTGAGAACAATCTCGGGCTTGAGGGTCTTTGAGGAGATACCAGATCAAGTATCGCCACCTGCTGCCATCGTTGACCTCAACTCGGTTGAGTATCATCAGGCGTTTGCGGGCGGGCTAAACATCTTCCGCTTCACCGTAAGGGTGATTGTTGGGAGGGCTGCTGAGAGACAGGCTCAACGCAACCTCGACCTCTACGCAGAACCGACGGGTGCTTCATCTGTCAGGAGTGCGATAGAATCGAATAGAACTTTGAGCGGTGCTTGTCAAGACCTTATAGTCGAGTCAATGCCGAACATCGGTTCAATAACTGTAAACGAGAACGATTACTTAGCGGGTGAATGGACCGTCACCTGCTACGCATAAGGAGCTAAATTGGCAAAGTATGTAGTGACGGGAAACACCGTCTCACTAAACGGAACCGACATCACCGCATCCGTCGCAAGGGCCGAGTTGGTCATTTCCTCAACTGAGGTAGATGTAACCGACTTTGCTTCTGGTGGCTGGACTGAGGTTGTCGGCGGACTCAAGTCAGGGTCAGTATCCCTCGACTTCCACAGCGACTTCGGAGCTGGTGCACTAAACACCGTTCTGACCGAGGACCTAGTAGGGACCATCGGAACCGTCGTCATCATCGCAGGCAATGGAACCGCTGCTTCAGCGACCACGCCTGAATTTACGGCTAACTGCCTGATCTCAAGTGTGACTCCCGTAAGTGGTGCAGTCGGCGACTTGAGCACATTTAGCGTCACCTGGGCAACCTCGGGTGAAGTTACTAAGGCAACCGCTTAGGACGACAAATGAAAATCAACCTACAACTCACCTACGATAACGGCGAGGCAAAAGACATCGTTTGCAACGCTGCGGACATGGTTGCTTTTGAGGACAAGTTCAATGTCTCAATCGCATCTCTGACCAACGAGCCAAAGATGAGCTACATGCTTTACTTGGCTTGGCACTCAGAGAAGCGAACTGGTGGCACTAAGGACTCGTTCGAGAAGTGGCTAGAAACCGTCGACATGGTAGGAGCGAGTGCCTCTGACCCAAAATAATTGGGTTGGGGGACTCATCCTCCCATTGGTTCATCGCAGGACTCGCTTGTGAAACAGGTATTGCACCGAGTGTGTTGTTACAGGAATCCCCTCGTATGCTGTGGACAATGCACCGCTGGTTGGTAGCAAAGAACCTACCACCGAAATAGAGAGGCCCTCCCTTCGGGGAGGGTTTTCTCATTGGTAGAATTAGAGGGTTAGGAGCATCATGGCGAGAAGTGGTTTGTCGGGGTCAGCAGAGACCTTGCGGATGCTTAGAACTTACGAGAACGACCTTTACAAAGAATTTCGCAAAGCCGTAAACTCGCAACTCAAACCAGTAGTCGCACCGATTGAGGGTGAGATCAACGGCTCTGTGACCGCAAGTATTCGTAGCAACATGAGCGGTATGAATCACAACGGACGAACCGCTTGGTCTGGCGTAAGGGTTACCCCAAAGGTATCGCTTAGACCTCGTGACCTGCTCTTTATTGAGGGTAAGGGTCGCAATGCAGGGCTTGATAATCAGGTGGGTTTTGAGTATGCCGAACTTGCGGGTATCGAACGCCGTCCTCCTAGAGCAGTCTCGAAGGGTTGGGGATCGAGCTCAGTTGGCTATCACTCCTACATTTACAATGGACAAGGTAAGGCTTTCAATCGCAAACTTACTTCGACTTATGGCAAGCCAGGTCGCTTCTTGTGGAAGCGTGTGCTGAAGCGTAAGCCAGAACTAGAAAACAAAGTCCTAAACATTGCTGAGAATTTCAACATCAAAATAAATCGGAGGCTTGCATGAGCATCAAGATTCGGATTGTCTCCGACTTTGACAAGCGTGGACTAACAGAAGCAGAGAAGGCATTAGCTGGCCTTTCAAAAGCTGCTGGGGTTGCCCTAGCTGCGGTTGGTGCTGCGGTTGCGGGTATCGCTGTCAAGTCTGTCCAAGAGTTCTCAAAGTTTGACGCTGCTCTTACTCAGTCCAAAGCCATCATGGGTGATCTCACCGAGACGATGGAAAAGGACATGGCGGACGCTGCCCGTGAGGTAGCTGAAGTCTCAACCTTCTCAGCAGAACAAGCTGCCGAGTCATTCTTCTTCCTAGCATCTGCTGGTCTAGATGCCGAGGCTTCTATCGCAGCCTTGCCACGAGTAGCTCAGTTTGCTCAAGCAGGTATGTTCGACATGAGTCGAGCTACGGACTTGCTAACAGACGCTCAGTCCGCTCTTGGTCTTACGATTCGTGACGATGCCGTCAAGAACATGGAGAACATGATTGCGGTGTCGGATGTTCTCGTCCGTGCCAATACTTTGTCGAACGCAACCGTCGAGCAGTTCTCAACCTCGCTGACCACCAAAGCAGGTCCCGCACTTAGGACTCTAGGTAAGGACATTGAGGAAGGTGTCGCTGTTCTAGCAGCGTTCGCTGACCAGGGCATCAAGGGCGAGGAAGCTGGAACTCAGCTCTCAATCGTTCTGCGTGACCTCTCGACTAAAGCCATCAAGAACAAAGAGGACTTCGCTGCACTCGGTGTCTCTGTCTTTGACTCAAACGGCGAGATGCGTAACCTCGGCGACATCATCGGCAACCTTGAGACTGCTCTTGAGGGAATGTCGGACGAGACGGCTAAGGCGACACTGCTTCAGCTTGGGTTTGCTGACCGTTCGGTGCAGTCGATCCTTGCACTTTTGGGAACTTCAGATGCAATCAAGGGCTATGAAAGTGCACTTCGTGATGCGTCAGGCTTTACAGATACCGTCGCTAACAAGCAACTTGAAACATTTAGCTCGCAGGTCAAGCTACTTGAATCTGCCTTCATAGATGTAGCAATTCAAATCGGTGAGGAGCTAACTCCTTACCTACAAGAACTCATCCCAGTCATTCAAGACCTGCTGCCGATTGTAGGCGAGAAGCTTGCCAATGCTTTCAAGCAAGTTGATTATGAAAGCTTGATTGAAAATGTAGCAAACTTCACCATCACCATTGTCGAGAACATGGACGCTATCGGCGAGACGATAAAGACTCTTGGCTTCTTCGCAGCGGGGCTTATCACCTTTACCACAATTACCAAAGTTGCGACTGCTGCAATGGTGGCTTTCAATAGTGCACTAAAGCTAAACATCTTTGCTCTGTTAGCTGCTGGCATTATTGCCGTCTCATTAGCAATGACAGACCTGCACTATGAGCTAAAGAGAAACAGGGAAGCAGCGACGGGGCTTGACGGCAGACTAGCTGAAATCAACGCCGAGTTTGCCAGGCTAAAAGAACTCGTCAATGCGGGCGTTATTTCTTTCAGAGATTACACCGCACAAATCAACCCTTTGATTGCAGAGCTGGCAACACTTGAGGGCCAATTTGGTGCAACTACGGGTGAGGCTAACAGGTTCAACAACCTAAAGCTTGCTGGGGTTCGTGCTGAGATTTATGCAACAGCAGAAGCAACCAAAGCTCTAAACGAAGCGTCAAGACAATACGGCCTAGCACGCATGGGTCTATTGACAGGCGAAGCATCGGGTCGTGGGGCAGAGGTAAAGGCGGCTTTGGAGGCAGGGTCCTCAGCAGGCAGCACGGGACCTTCTGCATTTGAGCAGGCTCGTGATCGTGTGCGTTCGCTTATCAAAGACTCGCAGAAGCAATTGCGTGATGCTCAAAAGCAATACAACAAGACAATCGAGGAAGCTAACAAGAGTTACGCCGATTCGGTTGAGCGTCTGCAACTTGAGTATGCAAACCGACTTGAGAACATTATTAGGCAGTCGCAGGATCGCTTGCGTAGTGCTTACAAGTCAGCCGTTGAGGTCAACCTACAAAGCCTCTTTGAGCGTGACGAGGAAAGAAGTGTCGAGGGT